GTGAGGCCGCTGCGGTCACAAATCCCAAGAGCATATTTCCCAACCACTCTATTGCTCATATCACAACCACCCGTAGCCGCCAGGAACCAGTTGTATCGACGCCTTCACCCTGTCTTCATCAGCGGCATAGCCGAACTGCTCGTCATAAACCGCCTTCAGCAGCGGAGTTCGCTGCGCAGTTTCCGGCCTTTTCATGGAAACATAATAGGCCAGCCCTGCGGTAAGCGCCGGAAGCCAGCGATCCGGAGCGTCATAAGTATTGGTTCCGGCTGTTCCTGCATCCTGTATGCGCCTGATGCGCCAGTAAACCAGCGTATAGGTTTGCGCATCATCGGGCACCGGCCACAATGTATACTGAGGAGTTGTCGTCCTCTGGATGTAAATCTGTAGAGGCTTGCCTTCTTGCAGCTTGTTCGGCAACTGGGCGTAACTCATCGGAGAGATGCGCGTCACCGACGTATCGGCCTGATTGTTGGTTTCTCCCACATCCGTGCGAATCATCTGATCCAGAAAATCAATTGTCCCTGGCGGGAAGTCATAGGTCGCCGTACCAGCGGTGATGGCCTGCGTGCCCTCCTCTATTGTCCACAGGTTCAGGCCACGATTGATCCATTCGATGGACATCAGGTCGAGGCTGCGCCTCGCCGTCTTCAGGTCATAGCCGCTGCGCATCTCCGCACCGGCACGCTCATAGGCCTCCTCACAGATATCAACGATATCCAGAGTAAAGTCGCTGGTGCCGGAAGTTGCCATCTAGGCGTACCTCTTCTTCTTTATCTTTTTGCCAGTTTTCTTGGCGTACTTGGTCGCATCATCCTTGCCCTTTTGAGTATAAGGGAACTTTTTTTTCTTCTTACCCTTCCCAACAGTTGGCATCACGCTCTCCTTCTGGCAGCTTTCCTGCCCTCTGACATGGCAATGGCCACGGCCTGCTTCGGGTTCGTTACCTTCGGACCCTTCTTGCTGCCGCTGCGCAGCTTGCCTTTCTTGTACTCCGACATGACGGTACGAACCTTACGCTTCCCCTTGGGGTTCTTTACTCCCTTGCGGGACTGTGCCCTGGAGGCCGCCATTAACCTAGATACCTGCCTTGGCGGCAAGCACCCTGTCCACCTTTTCCTCAAGGCGGTCGAACCGCTCCAGAATCCTGCCAAGGCTCACCTCGACTTCCGGCTTGGTGACATAGGTCTTGGCAACCTCTTCCCTAGTACTGGAAATCTGCTGCCGGATATCAATGATCGATTGGGACATACCGCGCACCCACCAAAAGAACGAACCGGCTATCCCGGTCAGAACAATATTCCAGATCAGAGCAGACTGTTCCGGCATACCAAATCCCCTCAACAAGAATTTACCGGTCAATCGTAATATTTAACCGCTCGGATCACTATCTCGTATGCGTCTCCACTGGCTTCGGTGCCCAGAGTTGACAGAAGGATGTCCCCATTGGGGTTTGTCCCATACATCTTTATTCCGCCCACGCTGCTGAAATCCTGATATGTCCAGCCGGGATTCAAATTAAGTGCGACGACATCCGTATCTGCATCATACCAAAGCTGGACGCCGTCAAAGCCATAGACCTGTCCCCAGACCTCCTGAATGCGAACCTCATTGCAGGAATTACCGCGTGCATCCGTGGCCAGCGCAGAAACATCGATCTTCGTGACCTTTGCCTCACCGGTACTATCGGAAAGGTTGGTAAGCTGAACAACCAGTTGCCGCTCACCATCTTCAATTGTGGTTGTGCTTACCGCATCAGCCATGAGAATCTCCTATAAAGAAAGAGGGGGGCGAGATGCCCCCCGCCCTCATTTAGAACCAGCCTTCACCTTCCCGGCCAAAACCAGCGCCTTGTAGGCAGCGCTCCCTTCGGGGGGAAGCTCTTCCTTCTTGGAAGGCTTCTTTGCTGAAGCAGCAGAGTCCTTTTTAAGTGCAGCCATGGATCACCTATACCTGATCGCTGTACTGAACCATGCCATCGGTCTGCCTCTGAGCCGCCGTGAAGAGATAATCACAGTCAACCTTGTTGGCAGTGGCTTCGCCAGCAACCGCAGCAACCCATGTCGTAAGCTGCGAAGTGGGAATGTTGTCGGTGGTCGTAACCTTCAGGACCCGGTCAACATAGAACTCGACCTTACCTGTACCGGTCACCACGAAGCCCAGGCGACGATCACCAGAAATGGTGCCACCAGAAACGGACCCATCCGCCAAATCAACGCCCGTATCCGTAGAGGTCTCGGTGCCGCCGCTATCACAAACGGCCTTAATGGAAGCATCACCGTCCGTTACGAGGAAACCAATCTGGTTGTTTGTTGCAAACGGGACGCCTGTCGCCAGGGTGCCATTCTCACAAAGACCGACGAAAATATCCATCTGATCCGCATCAGTCGAAACAATGCGGGTCTCAAAGTACAGCTTCTTGCTGGCCTCCGCCTGCCATATCTCGTTACCTTGCAGGGATGCGCCGGTATTATCCGAACCCGTCCCGGCAATCTCATACCAACCGCCAACAGCATCAGCAAGAATAGCGCCCGTGCCGCTGGTAAGCTGCGAATAAGTCCAGTCATTCGTGCCGTCAACGGCAATGCCGGTGAAGTCGTCAAACTGAACCACATAATCGGGGTTCAGTTGCATCGGCAGGTTCTTGAACCAAGTGCCGCTGCCTACGGCGCGGCCCTCGCCGCTGTACATCATCGGGCCGGTAAAACGTGTCGTTCCCATGGAACTACCTCCTTACGAAAGGATTTGCCCTGGAGTCTTCGTAAGCGTCTGCTGGGCCAGTCGCCAGGGCTGTTGCTCCCAGTAAAATGGGAGGGACGCGAACGCCCCTCCCGGTAACATTACGCGCCAGGAGAACTGAAGATTCCCAGCGGATCACTGACACCAAACGAATACCGCTCGCGAGCCTTGTAGCGCACGTTACCCGTATTGAAATCGCCATCCATGGACGTGGTCATGGGCGCACGCTCAAAGTGCTTCATGCCATTCGGTACGTCCGTAATGATGAACCAAGCATTCGTGTCGGTCAGGTAATGGTTAACCTTATAACCTTCAGGAATGGTGCCATTGTTCTTGATGGCATTGATGTCGTTATCAGCCGTCGATGGACGCAACTCGCTGTCCAGAATACGGCTTGCCACGAACATCAAGTCCGGTGGAACAATAATCCGACGCGGGCGTGCCGCAATCAGAAGGCCCCGTTGGTCCGTCCATTTGGCAATCTGAATAACCGCAGACTCCAGGGAAGTCTCATTCAGATCGGTGGCCGTTGACGGGGTATTGGAATTGGTCCCGCCGGAAGCCAGTGGATGCGCGGTATTGAACAGCGTTACACCGTCGCCAGACTGATAGCTGCCGCCTGATTGCCCGTTATTAAGCGGGTAGGCAGCCTTGGTCTGCTTGGTGTAGGCCATCGCACGAGCGAGCGCCTTGGTATAGCGGGCACTGAGACTGTCATAGAGATTGTCCTCCATGGCCTCCTCGGTGATCGCAAATCCCATTGCAATCGTTTCGTGGTTATACCTTGCGGTGAAAGTTTCCTGCGCATTGTCATACGAAATGGCCGAACCCTCGTTCTTGACGGGAGCGGCATCGAAACCGGCCAGCGCAACCTCTTCTTCAAAAGATCGGTCGGAAGATTCCGTTTCGTAGATTTCTGCATCTTCGCCTTCGTACTTAGCGTACTCCAGACCGAACAATGCATTGATCCCCGGCAGGAGTTCTTTAAGCATTTGCGCTCTTGATATAGCCATAGCTCAACTCCTTTCTATATACCGGTTGAATCTTGTAGCTGATGCGCAGCACAAGAATCGCCCGTGGCATCGCCAGGACCGTTGAACTTGCACAGAACATCCGTGTAAGTATCGCCAACGACCGAGTTCGGACCATCGACAAAGCCGATGAGCTTTACTGGCAAAGTCTTGGTTGTTGCAAGGGAGCTTCCATCGATAGCATTCTTGCTGGTGCCAATCGATGTTGACCCTGCGGTTTGAACAACCGCAAAATTATTACCCAGGCCAGTTTGAGCAATCGACTCATCACTTTGCGCCTGGAAAATAATATTCGGATCATCAACCACATAAGCCTTGATGTCGGTAGCCGACGTGCTGGCCGTCCACATCTGGGAATAGGTCGGTTGATTGGTGCCGGGGTCAGTGTAACTGCACCCGACAAAAATCCCTACGGGAGTCAAGGTCCCCGTACCGGTGTCTTTCTCGACAGTACCGGTACTAACGATCTTGAGGACATCTCCGTAGAAAATGCTGGTTCCATAGCTATTGGTGACTTTGTATTGCCGTGTGGCACCAGAAAAAGTGCCTGCGCCAAGAACACCAACAGGACGGAAACCATAAGGGGCTGCTGTAGTAGCCATTTAGGTATCCTCCTTCCAAAGGACAGGGTTAAAGCACAACGGACAAAACCTAGAGAGGCTTTGCTCCGCCGCCGAAAGTTACCCGCGTAGACGATTCATTGAGTTTCGGCATACGCGGATCATCTTCCCGCATGAAGTTATGATTAACCGATTCGTGCTGCTGACGAGCCAGATTGGCAAAATACTCTGACCGTGCATTGTAGTTCTCCTCACTCGTCTTACACAAAAGAAGACCACCGACTTCGATGTTCCCGACATAATCACTGCCTCTATCAGAGGCCATCATCATCTCCGGATGATCCTCCGCTCTCACAGGCTCCCAACCTTCACGGAATCTCTTGGACGCATTGACGTTATCCTGATTTCCCATGATGGAAGTTCTGATCCAGCGAAAAACCCACCCGCCCTGCGGTGCAGGATCGGGCAATACCTGGGGTGGCTCCCAAGACTTTTCTCTCTCACCAGCTTCGCGAGAATCGGTTTCTCTTGGTGTGCGCTCATCTGCCGCTATGTCAGCCATTGGCTATCTCCTTCACAACCTGTGCCGCATATTGTTCCGGCGTTATCCCAAGTTTGCTGGCGAGGCGAACCTGAGAGG